GTAAGACATTGTGTTATTATATATATGGTATGTAAGACATTGTGTTATTATCATATACAGATACTTTAAATTCATCGTTGTAACCTTTAACTTTAACAATATCATTATCATAAAGATTGTCGCATCCATATTCACAAGTGCAACTCTTGTTTTTATAAATAATTGGTAATTTTATAGAATTATTATTATCATTAATAGTATAAAATTGCCATTTATCTTTATTAGCTATTAATGGTCTTCCCATTAAAGGTAGCATTGTTTCGTCGCCATTAGTTCTTGTTAATATACCTATTTGTCTGTACTCAGCATCGTATCCTTGTGTTTTTATATTAATTGGAACACCAAATCCATTATCATTAATAAATGGTCTATCATCTCTATTAGGTTCAGAATAAGGATTTAATAATATATCATTCTTTTTACAATTGTATCCGTAATTTGATTTCACATTCATATATCTATTACCAGTATTATTACCAGTATTATTACTGGTATTATTACCAGTATTATTATTATTAATAAATAATAATGCTTTATATGCGATATACATACTGCAAAGTATAAGTAAAAGAACTATTATATTATTAAGCTCGTCAGGCATATATAATAATATAATAATATAATATTAATTATTTGATAATTTCCTTTTTAAAAGCATTCCATCCAAAAAGAACTGCTTTTGTTAATTGATTACCTTTTTTTTTTACGAATTTAGAATCCATTTTTTTATTTTTAAGTATTTTATTGCGAAGTTTGTTGTTACTTTTAAATCCATCAACTACCACTTCGCTCTGTGGCGTGATGGTGTCATGCCATTCCTTTACCCAATCGTATTTTTCTCCAATAGAAAAAACATTCCAACTGGAATCCGCGGTATCAGGATGAGGACCTTGGTCATTGTATATCTTAAAAAGTTGAGATTCAAAAGAATCATCATTATCGTCTAAGTATCCATCAGCTATAAGTTGGTCTATCAAGATAATTATGAGGTCGCGCAAGTACTCCAAATAAAGAATTATGTAACTGGTGGGGGGGCGGTCTCCCCCTCCGCCCAAGTGGAAGATATGAATTGCATGATCTCTAATGGATATAACCGCGTCTTTGTCGTCATCGCGTTTATTACTACCATAGAACTTTTGTTCTAATGCAATCAAACTATGCCACGCAGCATATAAACAAGTTCTTGGGTAAGGGCTTGGCGGAATATTCGTTGTGTCGAAATCGTCCTCATCGTTGCCGTCGCAATCATAAAAGTCATATGTTTCCCACCAGGTATCTTGGTCCTCCGCATCCACCCCGCAATCTGAAGTTAAGTCACAACACACATTAAACTTATTGCCGTCCACATCGGTCCATAAATCATGTGCACGATGACAACCTGCTGATTCGTCATATAACAGACCACCGTGGTTTTTAATCGAATCATCACATAATGATTGCATTTCTGGCCTGCCACCGATAGTCTTACATTTTGCATTATCACGGGCGGACCAGTCGTCAACAGTATCGTCGTCAACAGTATCATCGTCAACAGTATCATCGTCAACAGTATCATCGTCAACAGTATCATCCGCTTGCACCGCAGCGTAAGCACTAGCATATGTTGAAAATCTATCAACTAAATCTTGAACAGAAAGAGTTCCAAGATTACTTGCTACATCGTCAACGTTATCGGCACCAGCAATAAGGTCATCTACTGGGTTCGTTATATCATCACTGACATCTTCGCCATCAATGGCATCTTCGTCATCACTGGTATCGTCGTCGTCATCGTTGTCTGTATTATTTGTTGTGTTTAAATGCTCATCCAGTGTCTCTCCTTTTGTATTATTATGATGATGTGCTTCAAAACCTTCTTTTTTAACTAAAAATGTAGTGTAGAAAGATGTAATAAATATTGCAGATACCATAGATATTACTAAATTATCATCGTAGATTTTATATATCAGAAAAAAGCTTACTAATAATAATGTTAAAGAATCGTGTTTTTTCGTTGAAATATAGCCAAAAATATTACCTATCATTATAAAATAAACTAAATAAAGTAAAAATTCATTATTAATCATTTATATATATATTTAATATAATTTTGCTGGTGGATAATTTTCGTTTGGAATAAAACAACAAGCACTTGACTCAGAATTTGGAAATGGTGTAGCATATTCGTTACAATTTTCCAATGAACATATATCTCTTGATATACTAGTTGGAAGCGTACAATTATTGTTTGTACTTCTACGATTATAATGCTGATTTATATTAAATAACTCTTGTTCAGTTATTATATTAATTCTTGATTTAACTGTATCCAAATCAAGTTCTTGAAAATATATATAATCATTGTCTTCTTTTAATTTATTTTGTAGTTGTTTTACAATATTATTATCAGCAGTATAACTATTATTAATTGTCATTTTATCTATTATCTCTAATTGTTCACTTATATAATCGTATGATATCCCGCCGATAGTTGTATTAGATTCTAAATTGAATAATTGAACCAATCCTATGGGTCCATTTTTAATATAATTATTCCATGCATTTTTATAAACGGAAACATATGTTACAAGTTTATCATAAATATTTATAAAGCGTAAAAGGAATTGTGGAAGGATATCTTTCATGTTGTCCGACATATGTTCTTCATCACCTTTAAATTCATACCCATTATCAGTTTCTACTACATTATTATGATAAAACCATAAATCATCATCATTAATCTTCTCTTTAAAACAGTAAATAATCTCTTCTAATGTACTATTATTATTTAAACATTCATGAAGTGAATTTATGGCTTTGTCTTCGGTATATTGAGTATCGTCAACTAATCCCTCTTCAAATCCCTCTTGAGGTGTTTGATGCTCCGCAGTGGAGCCGATGAATTCAAACAAAATATTCAAGTTATGCAACTCCTTTTTAACTTCATTCACATCGGATACATAAAAACCGTCAGGCGCGCCATTCAAATTCGTCTCAATGTCTCTATCCGTCAATACGATTCTATAACTTGTGAAGAAATTCATGAGCTCAGAAGTGTCGTAAGGATGTTCTATGTTTGCGAGACGATCCTCGTCGCTTTCATGTTGCGAGTCTAACAAAGCATATTTGAATATTTCATTTAACCCATTTATGGTGCTTGTATAATATGGATCTACGATTGATTTATCTCGTGTGACATCAGGTATCAAAGTCTCGAATTCCACATGTACATTATCGGTCCAATTTTTTAGTTCCATCATGTTTCTTGTAAATTTTTCGTCATCTACCACCATACTCATCGCCTCGCGGTTGTTGTTTATGGGTGTTGTTAAATCACCTTTTATATTATATTCTTTGATTATATCAATCTGCCTCCACACTTCGTTCAACAAGCGGCGAGACAGGAATATTTTTCGCGCGCGTATTAAATTATCAAAAACAGCCTGTTCCGCATCTTCTCGTAAATCATTTATTAACCCTGTTAATTTGATAGCTCTTCTTTTTAATATTCTAACGCTTCGAGTATGTTTTTTTCCTAGACATTTTTTATCATCGGGTGCGTCTAGGCGTATTCGACTACATTGAGTATCGTCAACTTCAAATCCCTCTTCAAATCCCTCTTCAAATATTTCTTCAAATTCCTCTTCAGATTCCTCTTCAAATCCCTCTTCAAATATTTCTTCAAATTCCTCTTCGGATTCCTCTTCAAATCCCTCTTCAAATCTCTCTACTATCGGGGTCATTTGATTTGGTTTGTCCATGTCATAATCTATATTTTTTGACAAATACATGACGGCATTCTTGGCATCTTCAGGAATGTCTGTATATTTAAAATACTTGGTATCGTAATCAAACCGTATACCCGGTTTATTGGGAGCTCCAAATATATTAATATTATTTTTAGTGAGTTGATCCCTCCACTTCCACCCATTCTTCCATTGTAATCTTAAATTTTCTTTTCCTTTTTTTACAAAATATACGATTGTTATATATTTTATGTCACCGCGTTCTGCAGTCACATTAATTGTCACACGTCTGGGACGTATCGAACCATTACCAACTTTAGTGACATCGCTACTCGCCGTATCAAACTCACCAGTTTGATCATCCCACGGGTCCTCGTCGTTTATAAACACATAACTATAATAATTAGACCTTAATTTTAATTTATACCTATTATTGGCGGAGAAAGTCATTTTTCCAGTAAATAATAATGCATAATAATCATTTAGTCTTCCTGTTTTTTTTGTGGTGGTATTTATATTTAGAGGACTATTCACCATCTGGTGTATTTCATGATGCTTGTATGATGATTTAAAATCTATACGATGCACTATTGTTTCGGGAGTAGGAAAAGAAGCGTTACGGATTAATTTAGGGATTTTTTTTTTGTTTTGATTCATATTATAATTTCCATAAGTAAAAAAATTGCTTAGTTTATTAATTTTGTTCTTATCGATAGATTTTGGAGTTTTAATTTTGTTGACTAGTTTATTAACAATATCATCGGTGTCTCTTAACCGATTCATACTTCCTTTTTTTAAATCAATATATTGACAAAATAAGCCTCCGTTGTAGTCGCCGTTCCTTCGCAATCCCACCCCACTTTCGGAATTAACATGATAGTATACACTTTCAGAAACACCACCATCTTCATAACGTGCAGATCTCCGTTTTTTTTTTATTTGTCTTTTTTTATTACCCTCCCTAAAACCTTCTGTTGTTTGCTGCGAATTGTTAAGGTAATCAATTAATATTTTCATATTGTCTATAGTTTTTTTATTCTTTCGCAATATTTTTTCTGTGTTATTAATCTGTAGCATGTGAAATCTTTTTCCCGTTTTTCCCGTTTTTCTCTCGTCTTCTTTGATCAAATTTATTAAGTCACCACTAGATTGAGTCTTTTCGTGATATTGGTCGTTTAAATAATTAAGATTATCATAATTTTGTATTATATTTGAAACACTTGTATTGTCCCGGGCATTGGGGGCGACGTGACGAATTAACGGTATATCTATTTTAGTACATGATTTTGATTCCTTGCTGTCGACGCCGTCACACAGATATTTTGGTATACTCCCAGTCATTAAATATTCGTTACCGTTATATCCCTCATACACATTATTATATTGTATTAAATCTAATGATTGTATAACAAACATAAAAAAAGCTATAAACATAATCATATTATTTATCTTAATATCTGATTTTAATATTAAAATTAGTGATAACACAGAAAATATAGCAGTTTTTTCTTTAATATTAGAGAGTAAAAATATCAAAAGAATAACATAAATAATAATATACATAGTAATATTTTTCGATGTTTCCATTTATAATATTTAAATATTATAAATTGAATTATTTTTTATTTATTATACATATAATAAGTATGTATAACATTGCATTAATTACACCTTATAATGAAAAAGAACACGGACGAACGCAATGCACGTCAAAAGGTATTGAAAACTACAATATGATAGTTTATGTTTTAGAATTGGAAGATTTTTATAATAATTCTTATAAAAATCTTATAAATAAAAATATATCACTAAATATCGTAGAGTTGAAAGAACTGGACGGATTAGAACAAGTAGGAATAGTCAAAACCGTGTGGTTAAAGATACTACAAAAAAAAATTAAAAATTATTTAAATCAAAAATAGTTTATCGTCTTTTGAATTTTTTTGTCTTATTTCCACCGCTAATGTTAATTGGGTCCTTGATCGTTTCCTTCGCATAATTGCGACCGCGCCTCGGTTGGTGTATATCTCGTGAACCATATACATGCCCACCCAATTCATTTTCTAATGGTTTTATATCAGCATAACTTAGTTCATCACTTAGTTCATCACTTAGTTCATCACTTAGTTCATCACTTTGTTTTGTTGG